GGAATACATCACAGTGGCCCGGACATAGGTGCCAGCGCGCCATTCCGCGCCCGTCATGCGGTGCTGGCGGCGCACATTCTGCCACACCAGCCCGCGCCCGCCCGTGCCCACGCGCTCGTCAACCAGGTTGATCTTCGCCTGCGTCCCGCCGATGCGGTCAGCACCCGCCGAGCGGATCACCACCTGCCGCGTGCCGGACAGCGACAGTTCCAGCGCGTTGCCGTCCTCCATGCAGCGGCGGCCCCATTCAACCGCCGGGTCAAGCTCGATCACATAGACGCCGCTGCTGCCGACAGCCGCAGCCGCAAGGGCCGCCGTAAACTCGCCTTCGGTGTCGCAGGTCGCATCCGCCGCGCCGTCCGAATATTTGTAAATCACCGTTTCGCTGTATTTGGTGACACCGCTCTTGCTCACCGCGATGGTGATGGCATGATCGCCAATCGGCAGATCGGCCCAATCCGCCGCCGCCACGATGTTGCCGCCCGAAACCTCGACGTGATCCCCGATCAGATAGCCCTCAAGGAAAACCGAAACCGTCGCACCCGAAGGAACGCCGGAGAGCGCGGACAGGGTTGCCCCGGCCGTCGCCGTATCGGGCCAGTCTCGCGTCGGAAGGCTCACAAGCCGCAGGTCGGTTGCCACCACAAGGCCCGCCAGCGTGTTGGAATAGCCCTCAGCTGAGCCGCCCGCGTTGGAGGCCGTCACCTTGCGCCGCAGCAGCAGCCCGGCCGTCAGTGCGGTGTCCGTATAGTCCGCGCTCGTCGCCCCAACGATATCGCCCCAAGACCCGCTATACGCCTGCCACTGATAGGCCAGCGTCGGGGCAGGATCACCGCTCGCCGTCGCCGCCGTGCCGGAAATGCTGTTGCCGTCCCCGCGCGTGCCGGAAATCGTGCCAGCCGAGACAATCGCAGGCGATGCGCCGCCCACATCAGGGCTCGTCAGCGACGCGCTCACGATCGAAAGGGACATGGTGAAGGACATGGCTTAGTGTTCCACCGTTACCTTGATGATCTCGACCTCAAGCGACTGCCCGATGGTCGCACCACCCGCCACGTCCCGCGTCTCAACCTCGATCAGCGGCGTGACGTTGATGGTCGAAGGCCGCGTCATCGGAACGCTGCGCAGATCCAGCTCCGTCCATTCCTCGGTCAGCAGGATCGCGCCGCTCGTCGTCGTCGAAATCAGGAACCCGCCGTTGCGGTTGCCCGGCCACATCGCCCCCATTTCAATCGACGATATCAATGTCGCATTGTTCGAGAGGCCGACCCGCACATAGGCTGGCAGGTAACTCGTCGAGCGGATGCGCATTTTGAAGCGCATCGTGTAGGCCACCGATGGCGTCACCGCGACGAACCCGCCCGTCGCACGGCGGAAGCGGAAAATCCGGTCGCTGGTGCTGGTGTTCGCCGTCGCCGTCGCCACAAGCCGCTGCGTCCCGCTCACGACCGTCCCGACCGTGTTGAACCCGGTGCCGCCCTCAACGGTCCATCCGCCCCAGATATCGCCGGAGCCGTTCGTGATTGTGCCGCCCGTGCCCGCGCCAACCGAGGTCAGGTCAACAGTCGCATCCGGCTCGTCGCCAAGGTCAACCAGATAGGGCGCGACAGCCGCCGCGAACGAGCGCGACATTTCCCAGCCGCGCCCGCCCGCCGGGTGGATTAAGTCCGTTTCGGAACGCCACGGATAATCCCGGCCTTCCAGCGCGTTCGACGGGTCGCCGGATCGCGCATACCAGGGCACCACGATAGCCCCATGGCTGCTCGCAATCGCGCCTAGCCCTGCGTTGACCTGCAACACGTTCGCCCGTGCGTATCCGCCAGCTTGCCATTGCGCCACTTCCTCCGAGCGCATCATCTGCTCCGGCACAATAATGAGCGCAGACGGATAGGCCGACCGCAGCGCGCCGAGTGCGCTGTTTGCGGTCGCAAGCCAGCTTGTCCCGCCGGTCGGGCCGGTATCCAGCGTGTTGGAGCCGAAGTTGATGAAAATCGCATGGGCGGCTTCGGCCAGATACGCGCTGTCAGACGTTAGCGCGGTTGCCTGCGACGCCACCGCCGTTGCCGAAGCGCCCGCCACGGCGTCGAGATATGGCGCGCTGACCGAGCTGCCGGAAACAGTGAACTTCCACTGCATCCGCTTGTTGCCCAGCATGAACCGCCCGAAGATCGCAGGGCGCAGCCAGTGTGCAATCCGGTCCGCCGTCGATCCGCTGCCCCGCGTGACCGCTTCCTCGAACGACGCGCCAAGCTGGGCGATAACCGGATTTGAAACGCCGGTCGGGATCGCCGTCGTCATGGTCTGAACAGCCGCACCGGGCAGGCTCGCCGCAACGCCGGTCAGTACCCCGTCCGAAACCGTCACCTCGCAGCGAAGATACTTCCCATTGTCCGCTGACTGAACTGTGTAGAAGTCGCCCGTCGCGCCGCTGATGTTTGTCCAGGGGCCGCTCGACGTGTCGCCGCGCTGCCATTGCTTGGTCAGCGAAGTGTAAGACGCGCCCCAATATCCCGGCCCGATGGCCTTTGTCTGCCCGACATAATCCGCGCCCGACATGACCGGCAGCTTCAGGTTTTCAATGACAGGCGCGGCGGCAGGCTGCCGCCGCCGCTGCTGCATCATCGTGCCGGGCGAAACCAGCATGGCTCAGGCCACCGGGATGATGCGGATGGCCGTGTCACTCGCCCCGTCCCGGATCGCGGCAACCGCATGGCCCGACGTGTGCCGCAGCCAGATTTTCTCCCCCGCCTCAAGCGGAAGGCTCGTCGCTGCAACCGATGCAGTCGGCGTGCCGGAACCCTGCCGGATATAGGCGCGAACCGTTCCCGCGTTGTGAACGCAAATCTCAGCCGCCGCGATGGCCGCAGATGCGCTGGAAGCCGCCCCCGCCGTCACCGTGACCCCGTTCGCATAGTCGAGCGCCCGCGTCGTGGTGGCAATCTGCGGCACACTCGCAACGTCAACGTCCCCAATGTTGTTGTTGCCTGCCGGGATCGCGCCGCTCAGGCCAACCATCCAAGCGCCGGATTGCGTCACCGCGCCAATGGTATTCCCGCCTGCCGGAAGGGAGCCGGAGAAGCTCGCCGTCACCGTCCCCGCAATCGTCATCGGGTCAATGTCGGAGGCAAAGACAACGCTATGAGAATTAGCCTTTGTCGCCTGCCCCTTTGCCAGCTTGCCGTCGATGCTCGTCAGCGACGCATTGCCGGTCGCCTGAGCCGCAGCCGTCGCCGCGCCAGTGGGAAGCGGAAGCGATGTGGCGCTTACAGGAACAGCCGTCGCCCGAAGCTGCGCATCCGTCAGCGCCCCCGTCACCGCGACAGAACCAGAGACCGTCACCGAGCCGATGGGGTTCGTTCCAGCCGGGATCGCGCCGCTCAGGCCAACCATCCAAGCGCCGGATTGCGTCACCGGGCGAACCGCAGTCAGGGCCGCGAAGTCCTCGGTCGAAAGCACCATGGCCGCGCTGTCGGTCGCAGCCCTTCGGCCGCTGTTCAGCGTGTTGACGTTGATGGGGTCACCATTTCCGTCCAGCACAGGAATTGTCGGCAGCGCCATCGATCAGGCTCCTATGAAATCAGGGGGATGAATTGGCTGTTCGCGGCCACGCCGAAGTCCAGCCGGGCGCCGACAGGAACGGCGGACGGAGTGCCGAACGGAATGGCGAGATACATGCTGTTGCGCGGGTCGCTGAAATCGAGCCGGGGGACATAAGGCAGCGGCTCAGGCGGCACCGTGAACTCAGGTCGGCCCCTGCAATCCCAATGCGTCGCGGCCACGTCCAGCACCGCGCTGCGGACGCTGTAGAGCCCGGCATGGGGCCCAGACGTCACCTCGACGCGATCATCCGCCGTCAGGCCGCCACTCAGGCTGCCGGCCAGCACCAGAAGGCGCACATCCCCCTCGGCATAGCCCTCGGTGGCCCGCATCGCCTGCGTCACGAAATCTACCTGCACAAGGCAGTCGCGCTCGGTCGTCACTCCCGGAGCGACAATGCTGCCGCCGGTGTCATAGGTCGCGCCACCGCTGGTGTGCACCACGCCGGGCCAGAAGCCGGCACCGATCCGCTCGGAAACCGATTGCGCAATGCGGGTCAGGCGAATGGCGAGGCTCATGCGCCGAACCCCGGCGCGACAGTGCCAGTCGGAACCGTGCCCGGCGCCGTCACGATCGCACCGCCCCGGTTCCGCCGCAGCAGCGTCTGGAACTCGCGGCCATAGCGCGTCGAGCCATAGCTGGTCGCGCTCGCCAGCCCTTCCGCGAAGGCCACGTCCATCGAGCCGGAGCTGAAGCGCGTGACGCCCTGCGGCAGACCAGCCGCCTCCCCGGCCTCAAGCCCGGCCATCGCCAGCTCGTGCGCGGCCAGCAGCATCAGGGCGATGGGATAATCCGCCTCAATCCAGGCCGACGTCACAATCCGCTGGGAATCGGTGATCCAGTAATTGACCGTCGCATCCGGCACGGCCGCAAAGCCCGGGTAGCGAGCCTTCAGGTCAGCAGCGGTCGGAACGGTGTGGGCCATGCCCCGTCATCACCCGAAACAGGCAGGCCCGTTACCGCCGTCAGTCGGCGTCTGCCTGAACGTCCGGTTCTTCCCCGGCAGCCGCCTCTGCCGCCTTCCTGCCGCGCTTGGCGGGCTTGCCTCCAGCGTCCGAACCGCCGAACTCGAACCACTCGCCCGCTTCCTCGCCGTCGGCCAGGTCGATGTCCTGAACCTCGCCGGGCTCCAGCATCACAAGCTCGCCGCCCTTCGCCCAGATGCCGCGCGGGCCGGTGCTGATGTTCTTGACCTGCATGATCGTCTCCACATGCGGATGGGGCGAGCCGAAGCCCGCCCCACGCTCTCCGATGTCCTCAGAACGAATCCCGATAGACCACGGCCTTCGGCAGCCGGATTTCGGTGCCGCCCGTGTTCATGATCCCGCCCACTTCCCAGACCATGCTGGACTTCTGATAGGCCGGCAGGAACTGGAACGGGCCGGGCAGGTGGAAGCGAACAACCTCACGGCTGTTGTCATAGGCCACGAGCCGCTTGGTGCTCGACGTGCCCGCCGTCTCCAGCGCGCGGGTGGCGCGGATGGTGAGGGCCTGACCCGTCATCGCGGTGTAGCTGTTGTTCGCCTGCAGGAACGCCAGAACCGTCTGGGTCGTATCGCCCAGTCGGGTGCGAGCGATCTGCTGGAACGAGCTCGTCGGCAGCAGCAGCGTGTTCGCCGCGTGGGTTTCCTTCGTGCCGGTGAACACCGCTTCCAGGGCGTCGTTCACATCCCGGAGGATCTGATCGGCAGTCTTGGAGCTCCACAGACGCGAGGAGCCGGAGCCGTCCGCCGCCACCTGCGCCGAAGGGGCGTTGGCGTCGTTAACGAGGCCGGTCCAGTTCTTCTCCGATGCAGCAGCGCCCGGCGTCCGGCCCGTCATCGCGACAGACCAGAGGAAGGACTGCGCCACCTGATCAGCGGCCATCGCCTTGTCCGCACCCAGCGAACGGCCCAGCTTCGCAGCGCGCTGCAGCTCCTGAAGCGACCACTCGTAACCGATGCCGGCGAGGTGGAAGCCGCGGCTGTATTGCTCGGCCAGGTTGGAGGCGTAGGGCATGTCGAAGGCCTTGCCGCTCAGGAACTGCGCCTGACCGACATTGTCCATCGAATAGAACACCGTGCCGACGTCCCACATGTCCCCATCGGTGTTGACGGTCATGAGGCTGGCGAAGTCGAACGACGGATATTTCCGCATGTAGACTTCGGATTCGATGCGGTGCAGCTGCGGGGTCAGGAAGGCGCGGCCGATCTGGTCGCGGGTGAGGATGTCACCGGCGATGAAATCGTCCACGCGATCACCGAAGCTGGCGGCCAGCTTGGCGTCATGGGCGCGCCATGCGGCGAAATCGATCTCGCCCTTGGCATCAACAAACTGGTGCGTCATTGCGTTCATGGGGCAGGCCCTTCCTTAGCGCTTGGCGATGCGGACGAGGCCGCCGTTGAGGGCGGTGGTGTCGAAGAACCACCCGGTTGCGATGGTGTTGGAACCGACCGTGTCGACGATCGCGCCTGCGCCGGTCACATAGACCTGCGCACCCAGCGTGATGTCCTCGCCCGCCGTCACCCAGATTGCGCCGTTCGAGATGATCGCGGCGGTTTCATACTGGGGGTAGGTGTCGGCCGTTCCGCCGGCCAGCAGCGGCAGCGCTTCATGCGCCACGGTGAAGCCGAGGAAGTTGCCGACGCCAGCGGCCGGGGTGCCGGTCACACCGGTATCGCCGGAGCGGTAGGCGCCCTTGCCGAAGCCGATGCCGGCAGCATCCACCACGGTGCGGCTGATGATGTTCGACGTCTCGCCGCTGGCGACGAGACCGGCATAAGCCCCGGCGGGCTGATCGAGATAGACGGATTGCACGACTGCCATGGGTCAGCTCCTCAGTTGGCGTAGCGGCCGGCGCGGGCAGCGGCGGCGATGGAAGCCGTGTCCGCGAAGCTCGCGGGGCGGGCGATGGGGTCGGCCTTTGCCGTGGCGGTGCCGGGCTTGGCGTCCTTGGTGACGACAGCGAACGCGCCGGAAATCGCAGCGTCGTCCATGCCCTTGGCGGCATCACCCAGGGCGGATTCGACCACGGCGCGGCGGATTTCCACGTCGGTCTTGCCGTCCGTCACGATATCGGACTTCGCGGCCTTGGCCTTCGCCACCAGGTCGGCGCGATCGGCAACCAGCTTGTCCAGTGCAGCCGGTTCGGTGCGGGCCTTCTCGTCGGCCAGCGCCTTCTCAAGGGCCGCCTTCTCGCCGCTCAGCGTAGAGGCCACAGCCTTCGCATCGGCCACAGCCTTGTCAGCCGCCTCGATGGCGGCGTCCTTCTTGGCGAGCACGGCGCGAACCGCCGCCTCATCGGCCAGCGACACGGGCAGGCCGTCAACAATGATTGTTCCTGCCATCGCTGGCGTCTCCTTGTGGTTGGAAAGAGGCGCGATGGCCTCTGGGTTCGCGTCGCAGACCGCAAAGCGGTCCTTGATCGCGCAGTCAGGGCCAGCGCGGCCCCGATCGACGAGGGCGACATGATTGCCGCCGATGATGCGGGCTTGCCGGGCCTGGCACTTCGTGCCGTCCGGCGCGGCGAAATCACCGAATTCGATCTCGGCCGCGTAGCCGTTCGACAGTTCGCGCTTGCCGCCTTCGACCTTCCGAATGGCGGAGGCGTCGGCCAGCATCAGGTCGAACGAGAGATATTCCCCATCCCGCATCGCGCCCATGACAGCGCCCCGCGCGTGCTGACGCCAGTTGTCGGCAGTGACGGGCTGGGCCGGGTGGTCGTCTGTGACGGGCTTGCCGATGAAGCTGCGGACGGCGGCGGCGTCGAACACGGTGGCGTCATCGCGCAGCACCTTGACGACAGCCGTGTCCCGCAAGCCGTGCTTGTTCTGCGGATCGATCTCGCGGCCGGTGTATTCATAGACGCCGGTCCGCGCCGCCTTGGCGCGCACGACGAGATAGCCGTCCTTTGTGCGGCGGGGCGCGTCCAGCGTGAGGGCGTCGCAGAATTGCATGCCCCATCTGGTAACCCGGCCGAATTTGGCGCGTTACCGCCGTCAGGATTTGGGGGGGGGCGACCAAGCCCTTCGTTGCCCATGACCTTCAGCGAACCCAAGCCGATCCAACTCGGCTTTTCGGGCCGCTTGTGCTTCCGCAATCGTGGCATACCGACCAAGGCACCTGCTTTTGTAATTCACCTTGACCAATGCCCTCCACTTACCGGTGTGCTTACACCAGTAAACACCGGCGACGCCGCTTGTGTTGTTCTTCGGCAGGCCTTCGTTTTGGTGATTGATGGCATTGGTGACAGGCAACAGATTATCGAGCCGGTTGTCACTTCTGTCGCCATTGATGTGGTCAATCTGGTCAGCCGGCCACTCGCCATGGACGATTGCCCAGGCAACCCGGTGGGCGCGAAAATTGACTCCGGCGATTGCCCCAACCCGATAACCGGCGCCGTTCGACGCCGTGAACGCTTCCGCCTCAGCCCACTTGGAGTTCCAGGCATTACAAGCCCACTCCGCAGTTCGAACGCCACCACGGTAGGGACTGTCCTCAAACATGCTCGCCGGACGCGGCTTCCAGAACAGTTTGCCGGTCTCTGGCTCATAGCGGAGCAGTTGGCGGCACAGGTCAGGGGTGATATCGGCTCGGCTAGCCATGGCGCGGCCCTTTCGCGTGGTGGTAAGGGCCGCGCGGTGTTGGTAGCACCGTTGCGGCCCGCCTTTTCTGCCTGAAATCCTAAGACAAATCAATCACAGAGCGCGAACGACACCCACATGCGGGCAGTTGACCGGGCCTGTCTTCTGGCGCCTCACTGATCTTCTTGCCGTTTATTTCTTCGCCTACACGCTCCGGATCATCAGTGTAGACCTTGCCGTCCCGCTCCAGATGGAACTTGCGCGGATTCAGTTTTCCCGAGTGGACCCATTGCCATTCGGTTATTCCGGCCTCCCTGCGCCTTTCGTCTGCAAGGCTGCTCGTCAAAGCTGCCATTTGGTGGCTCGCGATCCGCCTCGACCGCGCGCGTCCCATCGCCACAGCTTCACGGATATCCTTCGCCACCTCCGCCACCGGGCGCCTCTGCGTCAGCCCCCGGAACACAGCATCCGCAATCTTGCCCTGCGCCTGCGCATGCACGTCCTTGATCAGCGCCACGTTGCGCCGCACCACGGCCTCAAGCGGCGCGCGAACCGGCTCAGGCCCCATAAGCGTTCCGGCATCGACACCAGTCGCGGACAGCACCGCGCCGCGCCAGCGGCCGCGCTGCCATGCCTCGGTTCGGATCGCCCAGTCGCGCAGCCGCCAGGTCAGCGTTATCAGTAGGCGCTGGAACAGCCCATCGGCGGCATCAATCCGAACCTGCACGTCGTCAGCGCTGTCGGTCACCATCTGCGACAGCGCGCGCGCATATTCCGCCTCGATCCCCGGCAGCGCCTGCTCCCACAGGTCGATGACGGGCAGGTAGCAGTTCCGGAACAGGTCTGTCGCAAGCGTCGAGGGCGGCGCGATGTCGCGGATGATGACGCGGCCGCGCCTTCGCTTTCCTGCCCGACGGGTTATCGCGGCCAGATCGTAGCGCATCAGGCTTCCCTGATCTTCGACTTCCAATCCAAATCGAGCGTCTCGAAGATTTCAGGGCCGAACCGCAGCGCGCCATTGAACGGCCTGATCGCGTTCAGGTCTAAGCTGTCCGGCACCGTATAGCTTAGCGTGACGTGGGGCTGATAGTCGGGATAGTCGTGGCTGCCACCGGCTTCTATCAGATCCTTGTGCCGATATTCCAAATCGGGCGAGGCAAACCGCAGCACCACTGCATTCTCGCCAAGCCGCTCAATCGCACGAGGACCGCCCGGTCTGACCGCGATTTCGCCGCGCTCATCTTCGCGCCAGTCCCGGCCCATCTTCATCGGATCGACGAGAGCGCGGCTGTAAAGCACCGTCACATGCATGTCTGCCGCTGACAGGGTCGTCTCGAAGCCGTTTGCGCGAGCCCAAGCGATCAACTCGGCTGCGTTAACGAGCTTGCGCTGCACATAGAGCGGCTTCGGCTCGCCATCGGCGATCCATGCCGCCGCGTCATTTGCAGTGCGCGCCCCTTCGTCCGCCTCGTCCTCGTCAGGCTCGTCAGTGTCCGGCCGCTGCGTCAGCGCGCTCGGGTCCGTCCCGTCGTCCTCGTCCGGCTCGATCCCATAGCGGTCGGCCTCGGGGATTTCGTCCAGCGCGCCTTCAAGGCCGGGAGCCCAGCCATTCTCGACAATGCCGGTCTGAATCGCCTTGGCAAACGCAACCTCCGGAATCGCCGCCGTTGCCTGAAGCTTCTCCATCGCGCCCATCCACGTAGCGAAGCGGTCGGCTTCCTCCTTGTCCGTCGGCTGATCGAGGGAGGCGAACTCCCACCACACCTCAGCCGGGCGGCTCCCAAGCGCCGACGGGATGAGTGCAGCATCCAGCTGGTCAAGGCAGGGCTGCAGCTGCAGCGTCTGCCGCGCCTTGATCGCCTTCGCCCAGTCTCGCTGCTGGCTGTCGCCACTGGCGTTCATGCCCTCCGCCGCACGCCCCATCAGCCGCGTGACCGGGATATCGGCCACGGCGGCGAGGAACATGGCGAACGCGTTCATGATCTCCGGAATGCCGGTCCATGTGACCTGATGGTCGGTGATCGCCTCGCCGTCCTTGCCGTCCATCCCGGCGTCGAACAGGGTGACGTTGTAGTTGCTCTCCGACAGCGCGAGGGCCTGGAACCGCCGGGAGATCATCTGCTCCCCCTCTTGCGTCGCCGCGATCTCCAGCAGGCCCGGAATGCCGATGCGGGTATGCCGCGCCTTCTGGATCAGCGCAGAGAAGGCCTGCCGCGCCGCGTCCGCATCCTTCGCCGGGTCAAGGATGGCCTCGATGCGGCTTTCGCCCCAGAAGCTGTCTTCCGTGCGCGCCGTGCCGGTCAACTCTGGAAGCGGGTCGCCCCGGAAACAGACGACGCGGGACGGGTGAATCTGCCGCTGGCCGCGCGTGGTCGGCATGGTGAACATGGGCGGGCCGCCGAACAGCGGGTCAACCGGATCGTCGACAAGCGCGCTGAACGAAAGCTGCCAGCGGTTCACGACGTGGATGTAGGCGAGCGAGCCGACGCCCATGTTCGTCGGCAGCGGCTGCGCCGGATCGCCGGGCGCGCCGAGGATCAGCGCCCCGCCGCCAAGTCCGCGCAGGATTTCGGCCTGCCGCACCTTGGTGCGCACATTCAGGCGGCGCTCCTCCGCCTCCAGCGCCGTGATCTGATCGCGCTCGGCCTGCCAGTCGCGCCACTCTCGCACCATGTCATCGGCCGGGATGCGGATGATCTTGCGGATGAGCCCGGAGCCTCGATAGGCGGCCTCGATCTGCACCCGGTCGAGCGGCACGAAAGCATAGCCAGTCCGCGTCCGCACGTCGGTCGTGGTGCCCATTCCGGACAGGGCGTTGATCAGGCCGTCGAACATGGTGCGAATTGCCATGCTGGCATGGCTATGCCGGATGCGCGCGCTCCGTTACCGCCGTCAGAGGCCCCGCGAGGCTGCGCCGCGATAGTCGTAGCCCGTGCCGAGCGCGAGCTCGTTCACGGCGTCGGACAAGGCGTCGACCTGGTCGTCATGTGCGGCGCCGGGAAACAGGCATACCTCGTCGAGAAATGGCTCGATCCACGCGTCCCTGTCCGGGTTGCCAGTTTTGAGGATGCGAATGTTGCCGGCCTCAGCCTGAATAGCCGCCGGTGTCGCCCGCGCAGCCTTGTCGCCTGTCGGGCGCTCGACCTTCACAGTGTAGCCGGCGAGCTCCTTCACATAGGTCTGAGCCTGCCCCTTTCCGGCCTGTCCCGGGTCTTGCGGAATTCGGATTATGGTGCCTCGAACATCTGTCGCGGCACGCAGCTTGATCGTCTGGCTGACCGCCATCGGTGAGCCGCGCTGCCGTTCGACATGCTCGATCAGGAACAGGCCTTCTTCGCCCCGCGACATGAGGACGCCAGCAGTCCAGTCCGGATCGGTCGAGGTTGCCTTTTCGGTCGCGGCCAAATCCCAAGCCCGGACGCGCTTGCGATGGCCGGCCGGAACAGCGCCGAGGAAGTCGAACCAATGGCGCTTGAACAGTCCGCCCTCCCGAGGCGCTGGACGCTGCTGCAACTGTCCCGCCGTCGCGTAGCTGCCAAGCGTCTTTTCAAGCTCGACAACCTGCGCCTCGGGGAAGCGCTCCGGGAACATCAGTTCGCCGTCCACCTCGCGCGGGTCCGTCCACCCGATTGACGTGGTGCAGCGCCGCTCCACCTCGAACCGCATCGGAATGCACAGGTGCTCGTATCCCAATTCCAGCGCGACGGCTGAAACGTCCTTCTCGTGCAGCCGCTGCATGATGATGACGATTGCGGATCTATCATTGTTCACCCGGCTTGGCAGCGCCTCGCGGAACGTCCGGATATCGCCCTCCAGCTTCGCCACGCTGTTCGCGTCATCGACGCTATGCGGATCGTCCAGGATCACGCGATCGCCCCGGCTGCCGGTCATGCTGGTGAAGGCCATCGCCTCGCGGAACCCGGTCGCGCTGTTCTCGAACTTCGTCTTGGCGTTCTGATCGCTGGTCAACTCGATCGGCCACAGGCGCTGATACCATGCCGACTGGATCAACCGCCGGCACTTCATGTTGTCGCGGACGGCCAGATCCTGCTTGTGCGCCGTGGCGAGAATGCGGGTCGCAGGCATCCCCTTCGGCCCCCACTCCCACGCCGGCCAGATCACGCCGGTCAGCAGCGACTTCATCGAGCCGGGCGGGACGTTCATCAGCAGCCGCTTGATCTCGCCCCGCGTCACGGCCTCAAGGTGCTCGCAAATCGCATCGAGGGCCCAGCCCCATTTCAGATCGGTCGCAGGCTCCAGCACATGCCATGCCTGTCGCGCGAACTCGGCGAGTGAGCGACTGGCCAACTCCCGACGGGCGGCCAGCACATAGGCATCAGGAACCTTCATTCGGCAGCTTCTGCCCGGCCAGATACCGGATCACCTCTTCGGGCGCTCCGGAGAGGTCGACGCGATGGTCGTGAGTCAGCGGGTTCTCCCGGTCGCCCGAGATCACGGTCTTGTCCGCGAAGGCCTTGGAGACCTTGCCCAGGAACCAGCGCTCGGCGTCGAACGCAAGGCGGCCCTTCTGCGGATCCTTGGCGGCCTTCGCGTCCTCCACGGCGCGCTCCGCACGATCGAAGAAGCCGACTTCGCGCGCACGCGTTATGGCCAAGGCAAGGTCGTCGTCCGCCTCCGCCCACTGCCTGACGGTTTCGCGGGACGGCATCCGTTCGTCGGCGCAGATTTCCCGCATAGAGCGGCCGTCTCGCAGGGCTTCCAGAAGCTCTTCGACGATTTCGAGCGGGAACCGGCTATCGGGCCGGATGAAGCGTTCCTGCCAACTCATTTGCTCACCTTCGCCGTCAGCGTTCTGCCCAGCACGTAGGCGCTGCGGCGGTTGGTGCGCAGCTTTCCGCCGACCTTGGCGCCGGCGATGGCGAAGCGCTCTTGGCGCAGCTCCTCGCCTCCGCATTCTTCGATCCACCGGCGGATGACGCGCCAGTTGGTGCGGTAGTGGTCGGCGATGCCGTCCCATCCCATCCGGAGATAGACTTCGCGGAAGTCGGCGGGCGCGGGCCGGTATGGGCGCACGAGGCCGGTGTCAGGGGCGCGTCGTGGCACGACGGCGACAGCTGCTGGCAATGATGACCTCCTTGCGGAGATCGTGGCGTCGGCGTTGCTGATAGCATTGCGGAGCTACCGCCGCAAATCCCTGACGGCATCAGCACGATCGGCCCGATTTTTCCCGCCAGCGCAAAACTTCCAATCTTCAACCAATCTTCAACCAATCTTCAAATCATACAAGTTGTTGTTTTGTATTAAAAATACATTAAAATTCAAGAATTCAATTCAATATATATATTATGGCATGTGTCTTACCGTGTCCCCCTATGGGGGATATAAGAGACATGGGTTGATTGAAGTCTTGAATTTTAACATTACGCCTATTTTATCAATAGCTTATGCGTTTGAAGTCAGAGCTTGAAGATTTAAGTCTTCAACGCCTGCCTCTCACGTGATGTCGAAGTAGAGATATTTCGGGGTTCCGAATTTCTTTCCATCGGCGCGCGGGATTTCCATCACCCGGATCATTTCGGCTTCGGCCAGGCCGGCCAGAATATCGGCGCGCCGCCTGCGGTCCAGGAACTGGGTTTTCCGGCTGAGCGAAGTCCCGTCGATGCCCGCCTGCCCGGCATCGGCGATCAAGCGGAAAACCCGCTTGGACAGGGTTTCGTGCTCAGTGTCGGCGACATTCTCCTTGGCCGCCTGAGTCAGCGTGTCGACGCTGCGCTTGGCGATGCTCATAGCCCATTCCAGGTCGCGGACAGTGATGGCCGGAGCGCGCGGATTGTCGCTGATGGCCTTAACCAGCGCGATCTTGGCGGCGTTTTCGGCAAGTCTGGCAATCACGCCTGAGATGGCGTCATTGTCGTTGGCGCGGGACAGGGAGAGCTGTGTCTCCCGCATCTCGATCCACATGGCCGCCGCGCTGGCGTCGGCATATGGAACGGTGTAGGGTTTGGGGGCGATGGCGGCGGCGTTACCGATCGGAAACGGGTTGTGCCCGTCTGCGCCATTGGCGATGGCTTTTGTGATCTCGACCAGCTGCTCCGGCATGTGTTTCGGCGTCAGGTTGTGTTGCAGGTCAGGGTAGTCGTTCTCGCTCTCGAAGATGATCATGCGCGCGAGCGATCCGTCCTCAAGGTTGGCGCTGGAGAGCGCGCCCCAGAAAACGCGCGGCGTGGTGACGCCGAACAGGCACAGGCATGGCTGCTCGATCACCTCGCGCGGGCGCTCCTTGTCGTTCGCATAGGCGGTTCCCAGGAATGTGCCGTTCGCTCGTGGGTAAAACTCGGTGAAGATGTCCATGATCTCCACGATATGCTTCGGCGCGCGGCGGCGGTCGGATGCGGCGGAGACGAGGAACCCGATCTCGTCGATCGGGAAGAAGATGGATGGGTTACGGGTGACGGCGGTGATGAGACCGGAGCCGGATGCGATCTTGCTGGAGCCGACATGGTTTGCCAGCCCGGCCGCGATCATCAGTTCGGTGCAGGCGCTGAGGGGGCGATCCTTTCCGCCACCGCTCCGGGCGATCCCGATGCTGTAGAGGTTGGTGCGCAGGTTTGTTGGTCCGGCATAGCGGCGGCCTGCTGCCGCCCCGAACATGGGGAGCGCGGCCCCCAGCGTCAGCCATGGCTGCGGGCTTGGAGCGGTTGAGACGACATGATCGATGAACTGGGCAATGGCCCCATCGCCAAGGTCGCGCCGCCATCCCGGAACTCCGATGCGCGGTGCCTCGGCAATGTTCTCGTCTGGCTCTGGCACCTTGAACTCGGCCGGCACCATCGCCTTTCGCACCTTGTCTTTCATCCTGGCGACGAAAAGCGCAAACTGATCGTCTGGAATCATCGGCACGGTTTCATGCCGCACCTCGCCCGATGGCGGCCCGTCCGATCGGACGAGCTGGATGGTGCGCGCGGCTGCCCGGCGCGGGTCGCGCTGCCCGAGGTAGTGGGCGGAAACGGCGTTGTCGGCATTGAGCAGCACGCCCATGATTTGGGCATCGGTGTGCCCGGCGTTGGCCATCAGGCGGGCGCAGGCCAGCCCATCGCCGCTGCGGTCGTGCCCCGGCGGCTGCTCGATTGCGAACCGGATCGGATCGAACTCGGAAAGCCCGAGGCCATCCGCTGTCAGCGGATCGACGTTTTCCGGCAAGGCGAGTGCCGTGTCCGGGTTGCTTGCAGCGCGCGGGCGTTCCGGCGGGAAGGCGGCGGCCAGCGCGTGGGGCTCGTAGCACACCCCATCGTCGGGGATGGCCCATGTGGCAAGTGCCGCGACGCGCCCCCGCGCGCGCTTGCGGGCGTCCGGGTGGTTGACCGTTCCCGGCACCCGCATGAGCCGGTCTATATTCCAGCAGCTATCGGCGTCGCAGTAATCCTGCACCTGCCGGTTGATGGCCTCGATGGAGGCTAGGTTTTCGCAAGGCGCGTCCAGACGCCAGAAGGCTTGCAGGCCGCCGCCGCTGTCGATGATGAAGCTGGGCGGCAGCGCGCGCCCATTTCCGAGCCCTGTCAGCGCCTCGATGATGCAGGGCTTGTCGAACGCGCCTCCGGTCTTCGGTGGGTCGATATCGACATGCACGAATCGGGCGGCGGTGATGTCGCTTTTCTTCGGCTTGGTGTTGAGCCCGGGCCGGACCTGGTTGACGGTCCAGTAGATGTTGTATCCCTCGGCGTTCGCCGCGCTGGCGGCATCGATCGCGGCGTCTGCGTCCTTTCCGAAATCGCGGCCGCGCACGCTGAGGCCGTTGGGATGGATGAAAACGAGGTGGATTTGGCTGAGGTGCGCGAACAGTTCGCGCGCGCTCAGCGCATCGAATGCGGGGGCGGCCATCAGAACGGCACCGCGTCGGCGGCCTGCCACTTGGCCCGGTTTAACTCGCAGATGGTGCTGTAGGCGTGGGCGAGGAAGTCCAGCCACTCGACCTGCGACATGGCGGCGAGGTCGGACTTCCCGATCCTTTCGAGGTAAGCGCCGATCTCGGGCGAGGCGGCCATGATGCTGTCGAATTCGTCATTCGTGAGTGTGGTGAGGGCCATGTTGCCGTTCCTTGCGTGGGCGATGTCGAGGCAGGGCATTGAGCAGGTGTGGACGGTGGGGGTCTGTGGCAGGCGGAAGATGAAGCCGCGGGCCTGCCGGCCGCAGAAGCACATTCGCTTCGGAGCGTAGGGAGGCGACGGGCGGGTCATGCCGCCTCCGCCCGCTCGCCTGCCGGCGGAAACCGGAACGCGATCACCTCGTCGAACTTGCCGTTCCGCTTCACCCGGATGTGCGACGGCACCGCGATCTCGGCCGCCCGCGCCATGGCGTCGGCAACGGTGCGCGGAACGGGTGCAGGTGCGCGGCGGAGCCACCAGCTTTCCGCCTTGGTGCGGGCATAGCCCTGATGCTCGAAGCACACCCATTCGCGGTGCCATGACAGGCCGACGCGATATTCAACCCGCATCGAGACCGGGCCGCCATCGGCCTTCTCGTGCCGCCGGTAGTTGGCCTCGACCACGTCCAGCCATTCCGGCTCGACGGAGAGGATGGGCTTGTCGTCTGGTGCGGCGTGCACCACGCGCTCCGGCGGCGGGAATTCGAAGCCGCATCCGGGGCAGATGCGGGTCATGGTGCCGCACGCGGTCTGGCATTCCGGGCATTCCTTGAACGGCGCCATGCCCTCCCCTTTCGGCTTCTTCGCCGGGATGAAGGGATCGTCGAACGGGCCGTGCCGGGTGATGTTTCCGCCGAAGTCGAGGACGAGGCAGTCCTCCTTGTGCGTCTCCGGCGAAAGGCGGGTGCCGCGTCCGACCATCTGGATGTAGAGGCCGGTTGACTTTGTGGGCCGTGCCAGCGCGATCAGGTCGACATGCCGGGCGTTGAAGCCTGTCGTCAGCACGCCTTGTGAGACCAGGAAGCGCAGACGCTGGGCCTTGAAGTCGGCGATGAGCCGGTCGCGGTCCCGTTTTTCCGTGTCGCCGAACACGCCTGCTCCGTCGTATCCGCGATCGCGCAAGGCCTCGGCTAGCACTTCGCAATGCTTCACGGTGCAGCCGAAGATCAGCCATCCGCGCCGATCCCGCCCCTCCTCGACAATGCGGTCCGCGATTGCGGCGACGACTTCCGGGTCGAGCGCCGCGCTTTCGAGTTGGGACGCGATGAAATCTCCGCCGCGTGTTCCGACGCCCGTGGTGTCGATCTGGGCTTTCTGGCGGCGGCTGATGGGCGGTGCGAGATAGCCGTCGTGGATCAGGTCGCCGACTTTGGTTTCGTGGGCGATGCCGTCGAACATCCTGCCATCGCCCTCGTCCAGACGGCCGCTGTCGAGGCGGAACGGGGTGGCGGTGAGGCCGATGATCTTGAGCGCTGGGTTGATGGTGCGCAGCTGCTCCAGGAAGCGCTTATACATGGTGTCGCTGTCGCGGGGGATGAGGTGTGCTTCATCAACCAGCACCATGTCGACCTGCTGCAGGTCGTAGGCGTGCTTATGGATGGATTGGATCGAGGCGAACAGCAGCCGGGCGCGCAAGTCGCGTCGGTTGAGCCCGGCGGAATAGATGCCTGCCGGCGCATCGGGCCAGAGGCCGATCAGCTCGGCGAAGTTCTGGGCGATGAGTTCGCGGACGTGGGCGAGGACCAGGATGCGCGCACCGGGGTCGGTGTCGAACACCAGCTTGCACCATTCCGCGATGACGAGGCTTTTCCCTGCGCCAGTGGGCAGCACGACGAGCGGGTTGCCGTCTCGGCTCGCAAACCAGTTCCACAGGCCGGAGAGCGCAGCTTCCTGATAGGGTCGAAGGGATAGCGTCACCGCGCCTTCCTTTCATGTTTCTGCTGGCAGCCGACGCAGCGCGTTGTCCAAGGCGCGGCGGACTCAATCGCAGTTGCGGCATCGACAATTGCAATCCGCTGGCCGATCCACCGCATCACGTTAACTGCCATGCTGTTGCCCAGCGCCTTGTAGCGGGGACCATCGGGGCACTGCTCGGCAGGCTTTCCGCGCCAAGGGATCTGCGTGAAGTTGTCGGGGAAGCCCTGAAGGCGCTCCGCTTCAACCGGAGTGAGCCGCCTGACAGCCCAGCCTAGCCGTGCTGGTTCTTTCTGACGACGTTCGGATCGCCATGCCTCTTGAACCGCTGATAGTGCTTCTCGCAGAAGCCCAAGCCCTTCACAGGCTCGCCGCAGATCGTGCAGGAACCTTTCGGCCGATGCACCTTGATGTGGCAGCCGCGACAGATGCGCGACAAGTTGCCGGGCGAGTTGTTCAGATGGTTTCCATCCTCGTGGTGCACGTCCGACGCATCCGGCTTCCCACAGCGTGAGCACGGCCCAGGCGCCGCCAGTTTCCGGGCGTGGTAGTGCGTCGTCGCCCAGCTCGTGCCAGTCGTCTCGCGCCCATCGAACGCTGCGCCCATGCACTTTTGATCGCAAAACTTCCGGCGTCCGAAATGCAGCAAGGATTCCAGTGCACCACTTGGAATACGCTTCCTCTCCAACTGCTTCCCGCAATGCTCGCAGTGCTTGATAGGCGTCGGCTTCATCGGCATCGGCATGGTTGTCACCATACACTGTTTCAATGGTTGTGGCAAACGCCACCGCCATCTGGCTGCCGCCGTTCGCGCAATAGGCCCCAAGGCTTCGCAGTGTCGGGCTTGTCTCGACCGTCGCGTCGTTCCCGCTGTCCTTGAAGCTGAAGGCCACCGCTGGCGCATGGGCGCCCGCCGCCAGCGGGTGACACGCATCGCCGGGCTGCGGATTGCTGCGGTTGGCCGGGCTGGTGATCTGCGTGGTGTCAAAGGCGATGAGGCAGCACGGGCAACAGTGATGCTCAGCGTCCATGCCGAAGCCGCAGTTCGGGCAGTTGTAGCGCCGGATGGGCACCAGGTTCTGCCGTCCCGTCCCGTCCTCGCTCGCGTCAAAGCCTTCGGCCCGAAGGCTATGGGCAACGATCGGTGCTTCGTGCAGGCAAGTCAGCGAGGGGGCGCCGCCGTCGGTGCGGATCTCGGCATTGGCTTGGCCGCTGGAAAGGGAAATCAGGTGTCCATTGGCGGCATCGTCGGCCCCGATACTGCGGCAAGTGCGCGCGCCAATTGTGCCGGCAGTTCCTTCCCCCGCTTTGCGGCGCGGTGCAGGATTCCCGCGCAGGCTTTCGCGGTCAAATAATACCGCTGCGGCACGGGACGGGTCTCCAAGATGTCCGACAACGAACACACGACGCCGGCGTTGTGGGACAGCTCGCTCGAAACCACCCACTCTTGCAAACTGAGCGTCAAGCACTCGGTAGGCCCACCCATACCCGAGTTCCCCCAGAAGCCCGAGGAAGGTTCCAAACGTCCGTCCTCCATCGTCCGACAGGACGCCGGGGACATTCTCCCAAACGATCCAGCGGGGGCGAACTCGTTGAGCCAGCGCCAGGAACTCAAGGGTGAGGTGGCCGCGCGGATCGTCCAGGCCAAGCCGCTTTCCTGCGACGCTGAACGACTGGCAGGGAGTTCCGCCGACAAGAAGGTCAACTGGTCCGACATGGTGCGCCTCGATCTTGGTGAAGTCCCCGAACAGGGGAACGGTGTTGCTGCCCGGCCGATGCCGGTGATCCCAGTCCACGGGGACCGCGCCCAGCCGCTGTTCCAGCACGGCCCGCGGGAAGGGCTCGATCTCGCTGAACCCGGCAGGCTGCCAGCCCAGCGGGTGCCACGCGACGGATGCAGCCTCGATGCCGGAGCAGATGGAGAGATATCTCACCCCCGCCCCCTTTCGTGCGCAGCCTGGCACCCGACGCAGCGCCTCGCCGCAGTCTGCGCACTCCCATGAGCCGGACTCTTGCAGCGCAGCGGTCAGCCGACGCACCCCGGCTTCGCGCTCGGCACGGCTCAGCGCTTCGGCTTGGTC